TGCTTTGTCTCATCGTAAATACTTTCAAATTCGATATCAAAATCGCCCTCACTCACACCACACGCCGCGACCTCCGCGTCATTGCGTATGAACGTATCGACAACAAAACGGGCCATCGGTTCAATCATGCCGATTTGAAAACGGCTACGAATATGCTCATTAGTCGCCGCAATTTGAAAAGCGGCCTGGCTGTAATTCGTGTTCCCGCCGCCAAAAAAGTACTCAGGGGACAGACCAGTAACGGACGCGACATAATCACGGAACACCCCGGCGATGTTTCCCGTCCCTTCGCTGATGTTATTATTCAAAATCTCCATCTGCGTCCCGCGGGCCTGTGCAATCGGCGTCGAAACGCCCATCGATTCAGAAAGCCGCTGGAGCTGCGCCCGCATCGCCGAAAGCATCGTGTCTGTCTGTACGTCACCTTCCATTTTCTCAATAACGACCTGGGCGCGGACAAGCAGAATTTTCAAAATATGGACATACAAATTCCACGCTTCGGCGGCGGAGCGGAGCTGCGGCACACGGTTCAGACCGACGCCAAAAAGCGGCTCAAATCCCGGACAGAGAAAAAACGCACTGACGCCGTGTTTCAATTTTGCACCGAAGCAATACAGATCGCCCACGCGCGTTTGATTGTACGGCACGGTCAAGCTGCCATAACTCGCGCCCATACCGTAGGCAAATTGCGTATCATTAAAAACATTGAACGTGACGCTGTTCCCGCGCTTGATCGGCACGAGTAAAGATCCGCGCGGTGACAACGTGCTGTTAAACAACATATCCTTTAAGACCGCTTGCAATTTCACATTTTTAAATCTCGCTTCCAGCACCGCTTTAAATTTTTCGTTTTTTGTTTTCACCTCAAAAGGATTTTTCAGCGCCATAGCGATAGGCCGGTCAACCATTTCGGAAAGTGTCGGAACCGACAAATATTCCGTATAATTTACGCGGTACGGCGAATAGTCAATGTACGACATAAGGACGGATGGATCGGATGGTGTATTGATTTTTACTGCGCCGTTTGAATAAATGGAATTGAATACCGATGAAAACGCCTCTTCTGTCCGGCGCGTCGCTTTCGCGGGAAGTTCTTTTTGTTTATTCAGATCGGCCAGGTGGTCCGCGTTCACGATCTCTGTGACGTACTCTTTTCCCCCGGCGTCTTTTAGCCGTTTATGCTCGCGCTGCGCGTAAGCGTAAAGTAGTGCGTTTTCACTCGCCGCCGGTATATCACGCACGTTCCGCGCGTCGTTATACTCGTTCACGATATTGGTGATGAGCGCGTCAATGTTCGACGCGCTCAAAGTGTTCTTAATTTCCGTCACCATTTGCGTATTGAGTAAAACCTCATCGCGCGGCAGCAAACTCAATTTTTCAAGAGCGCTTGTCATCATTGCAAGTTCTTCAATCGGGCGAGAGTAACGCGCCGGTCGTTGTTGTTTTATCATTCTGTCACCTCATAGCTTAATTTCTTAATAAGCTCACCTTTATCAAACAAAGGCGGCTTACCGGAACCTTTCTTTGCAATAGTAGACGGCGCATTGTGTTGAAGCTCGCCGCCGTCCTTTATAATTCTTTTTGCCTCCGCCGCCACCTGTTGACCGAGCGCAGTTAACATTTCGGTTTCAGCGTCTTTCGCGTCTTGTGTGCGCCCACGCTTTGAATATTCCGTCACGTTTTTAAAATACGCTTTCATGTGTTTTTTCATTGCGGGTGATGACAAAATATTTTCAGCGGCGATACGCAAGACCGGGCGCGGCGGGATCGTTTCCGTACCAAAATGGTTATAGGCGAGTATGTCGCTGAATTTCTCGCCCGTCTTATAAACGCCGGGAAGCGCGCCGAATTTTACTTGCATACAGCCGCCGGTGCGGTAACTCGCTGGACCCACTCATTATAAGTTTTAGCGTCATCCCGTAGCTGCTGCATAGCCTCACGCGTCAAACGGGCGTCTGTTTTTATCTGAGACAATCTTTCCACGGCAATAGAAGCGAGAATTAAAAACGCCGCCAAAAAAGCAATTGTTATCGACTCGTAGTATTTCATACTATCACCTCTTTAACACTTTAATCGCCGCCGCATATTCCGCAACAATCGGCGACGTTGCCAACCTGTTTATCGCGCCCGCTAAAACGTCCGGGCAGTCGTCATGCGGTGCGCCCTTGTAATACCTGGACACGCCGAGCGAAAATTCCTGCTGCGTTCCGTCTAAAATGTAAAGCTCCGGTTTATTTGCAATAACCGTCGCCGCTATTCGTTCATGCTTATTCCGGTCCGCCCGCTGGTATAACCACAAATTCTTAATAGGGTACGGCCCCTCCAATTCCCGAAACGCGTTAATAAAAAATATCGATGAATCCGCGATTTGTGATTCAATAGTAGCTTCAATCGGCGTGAAACGCGCGAAAAAATCCAATATGGCGCGGCGCGTTGGAATATCCGCTATTGACTTCGGCAGTTTTATACCCGTAAATAATAACATGCCCCGCTTGTTCACGCCCACCACGGCGGCAGTCGTCGCGTCGGTATCTGTCTTATCGCTAAATGACGGATCAATGAACGCCACGCAATATTGACAATCCCATACGTCCGCCGTCTTAAACGCGCCGATCGTGTCGTTATCCTGGACGTGCCGCAGCTCATAGTTACAACACCATTCCGCATACGGCAACCGGTCTTTACGCGCCATAATCTCCGCGAGTTCGTCCGCAGGCATCGGCACCGTCCCGACCGGAAAGCGCCGCCCCTCGAAATAAGTTTCCTCTATGGTGGAAAATACGTCCTCTTCATGCCAGGGTGTACCGGACAGTCGCGTTTGCCCCAGGGGATCAATCAGGTTATTCAGTTCCCTGAAATATGCTTTCGCCCATTCCCGCGCCGCCGGGCTGTAGCGGTCTTCTATGGTGACAATGTCGTCTGACCATATATAATCAAAGTGCGCGCCCGTTATCGACGCGCCCACGCCCGCCGCCGTGATCGACGCTTCGGGTGTCACCGTTTTTTTAAAAGAAAACGTCGTCCGCTCGCTGGACCAGACGCCGGTTTTCGCGTCGACGATATTCCAGCGCGAAAACATATAAAGCCGCAAAATGTCATTCGCCTCAAAATGCTTTTGAATTGTTTTCAAAACGTCGCTGGCGAGGGACGAATTTTTCCTAACAATTAAAAGCCGCATTTCAGGATTGCAAAGGAAAAGAAGCGTCATAGCGACGATACCGCACGTCGTTTTATAACTGCCCCGGTGCGCCTGGAGTACGCCGAATTTGGCGTATTGCAAAAATATCTTTATCCATTCACCATGCAGCGGCGACAATTTATCATAGCCAAGCAGGTGACCGAACTTATGCGGTTCGGCGAGCCAGTAGCGCAATAGCGCAACGTGGTCAATCTTTTGGTTCTGGCTTAGTGATCCCAAATTCTTTTAATACCTGTTGGACTTTTTCATCGTCGGTATTTACGGTAAGGACGGTTTCAGTTTTTATTTTACTGCCCTCGGTCCCTTCGCGCAGTTCTTTCAGCATCGCCACGCGGGCGGGTTTCCCTTTCGGGTCGGTACTGTTCAAAATCGTTTCGACAACTTTTTGGATACCTTGACCGCCTTTAATGCCCGATTGATCGGCGAGTAAATCGGCGTAAATCTCAGACATAAGTTTTTTTATGCGCTTGGCTTTGCCTGATTTAATGCCGCCCAGCCGCCCCCGAGCTTTCGCCGAGGTTTTTGGTTTTAAGTTTTCGGTGCGTCCAGCCATTACACTTTCACCACCTTACCAATTCCAAAAATGTTTTTAACAATCACTTCCGGTTTGCCGCTAAGAAAATCGTCACACGCTTTTTTCACGCCGGGGAACGGCGCATACTCATAGTCGTGGATTAAAATAATCCCGCCCGGAACCATTTTGTCATAAACCTTTGTAAAGCTGTCCATGATTGACCCGTAAAAATCCCCGTCGAAAAACGCAAAACAAATTTTCTCGGGGTATTTGTCATCGGGCAGATCGCTGAAAAATCCTTTATTGATAACCGGCAATTCTACCCCCGCGTCTTTAAACGTCTTTTTGAACGCGTCCTCGGTCACGGCGGATGAACCTTTATCGCACGGCGTCGCGCCGTCCTCCGCCGTTTTCGGCGGCAGACCCTCGAAAGAGTCATAAACGTGTAATTCCTTGTCCGATTTTATCCCGGTAAGAAAGCACTTAATATAACTTGACGTTACACCAACGTTGCAACCGAGTTCCACCACGTCGCCGGGCAGATCCAGCACGGACGCGAGATTTTTCAAAATATAGTCGATCTGCCCGTCGCCGAGCATAATAAATTTTTTCCCTTTTGTCCCGGCCAAAATCGCGTTTAATGTCTCAATCATCGTTTTGCCCTCCCGCTCCCGTCCTTCCATACCGGCGGTATAACATCGCGTGGTCGATCCCCACATTTGCCGGACATATATTTTGTCCGTCCCCGTGTATTTTTCCCCTAAAAAATGTTCGGGGATAAAATAGTGCGAGGGAAAAATTTTCACTTTCGCTTTTGTCTTTTTAAACATTTCCCCCATATACGCGTTACCGACCGTTTTCCACGGTACGTTATTCGGCGTGCGGCCCGTCAACCCGTCAATAAGCTCACGGGCAAACGCGCCGCCCTTCACGCTCGCGTGCAGCGGCGATATAAGGCCCGGCCTGATTTTCTCATTTTCCCACACGCTGTACGCGTCATAATCGTTGTAATACAATTCATCAATTGCATTTACGCACACCGCGTCGGCCCCCGGCATAAATCCACCGTACTCGTGTAGTATCTCATACGTACACACGTCCGATACACCCGGCCACATTTGCCGGGCACGGAAATAATCAATCCACTTCTGATTGACCCACTGACGCCCGAACACCGCGTCATTATCCCACAGTCGATACTCCCAGCCGGGGTGTTTTTCCTTCCATGTGTCCATCCATACCGTCGGCCGGGGGTGCGGCCCCACCCACAACTGATGAATGATTTTCGGTATTGTCACCGGTTCGCACCCGTCCATTTTCCACGCTTCAAATCCGACCGGATTATTGGCTAAACTCGGTTGATCGATACGGTGATTGACGAGCGAGGGGACGGGGAAAAGTATCTTCATGCCCTGCCGCTTCGCGTATTCCGATATTCGGTCATCGTCGTGGCGGGAGCGCTGCCGGTCAAATTCTACCAGCATCGGTTTTATGTGCGCCACGGGTAGACAAATTGCTATACCTGCCCTGGTTACATTATCCGTATATGCCCCGTCTTTAGGCCAAAGCGGAGTAAGTCGCTGGTCTTGCTTAAGAAAGAAATTATACCCCTGCGGCGGTCGCCCCTCTTTTATGCGCCGCGCCTCTTGCTCAGTGATAAACGCTGCTGCTCGTTCGCGGAAATTATCAACCGGTACGGCGTCGTCCTGGACAACGACGTGAAAATCACAGTTCGGGTCGTGCGCCCGCCAGGAGCGCTTCGCGTTTTCGAGTAGATTATTCTGCTGATCGATACAGAACCGGGAAACCGGAAATTGTAATTTTTCCGCCAAAAAATCAAAATGGCGCTCCCGCGACGGGTGCGCCATGACCGAAATTGAAAGTTTTATCGTCTCCATGCCGCTTTTATGACAAAGCCTGTGCATTTTGTCAAGCTGAATTTCTTTTAGTGTTATGTAATTTTTTGTGACATGAATGGCAGACCCACAGCACTTTTAGTGGTTCTGAATAATCTTCATGATGTCCGTTCAATTTTTTATTTTCTCCGCATATTGTACAAAAACTCGGTTTTTTTAATAAACCTCTTCTTACCGCATCGGCCACCTTAATGCGGGCATCCGATTCAATAGGATGCGCCAACCTCCATTCCGTAATTATTTCCGAATAGTTGGAAGCCCTTTTCCGTCCTTTCTCTTTATACCATTTCATATAGTACTCTTTTTGATTTTTTTTATACAATTCAGATTTTTTCTTTTCGCGGCCTTGTTTTGCGTTCGCTTTTAGATAACACTCACGAGAACAGTACTTTGTTCCGGTAATATTTGGAATTCGTGTAAATACATTATCACAAAAAAGGCATTTTTTTTCTTGTTTCATAATAACATAATACATAAAAAAATATTTAATGTCAAGGGTTTTTCGCACGTTTTTCCGGGTCAAAATATGGGCACACACTTTCGCGTTTTTGTTCAGTTTTAACCGCCCGTCCCCCCGGAACATCACCTCTATAAAGGGGTAGAAGAATCCCACATTTTCATCACGTGGTGTAATATTTTATTTCTCTCAGAAGAATAAGAAAAAAGAAGAGAGGACGGACGGACGTTTGTAAAAATCGTAAGTCCTGATATATTCAGGACTTACACACGCGTGAGGCTGTATGAGAGGCGTCCGGGCACCGTTTTGACACGTCCGAAATCCTTGTTTTTTCTGGTTTTTAGAATTTTTGTCGTCGTGGGAAAAATTTTTTATATCCTGAAAAATCATTAAAAAACAGCAGTTTCAGGCGTATGAAAACGGTGCCCGGACGCCTGGCGGACGCTTTCGTATTTCTTATTTTGTATTTTTTTTCTAATTTTACTAAAACCGCTTGACAAAAATTGTGGTTTCGGTTTAAAGAATAACCAGAGGAATGAAAAATGGTTTTTGTGGTAGCGTCGAAAAAATACGGCGCAAAAACGGTTTTTATCGATGATGAAGACTGGCCGCGCGTAAAAGAGTATACATGGAGCGTAAAGCGCGCAAAACCGTCAACCGCATTGATAATAGTGGCGCAGAAACATCTGGGAATGAATCGGACGCGTCGGCTCCGCCTTGATCAATTTATTCTTAAAATAGAAAAAATGTCGTGGCAAAACGCTTTTATTATTCACAAAGATGAAAATGATATGAATTGCCGAAAAGAAAATTTACGCTTTTTCGGTAAAAAGGAAGGTGTTGTTTATGAGATTTAAAATGGGAAAAGGGCAAGTGTTGGTATTCGATACGTATATCGAAAAAAGGCTTGAAGAATTAAAGACAAAGTTCGGTTATTATCCATCGTTGCGGGAAATCGCCGAAAACTGTATTCCGCCGACCCGCACCGATTACGTAGACAGGTCTCTGCGCCGCCTGGCCGCCGCCGGTCGGCTCTCAAAAGAAGCTCTGCAAGTTTACAATGCAAAGAACAACCAAAAATATATAAATACAGGAGAATCACACGATGAAAAAAACAGAAAAAGCCGTAGAGCAAAAAAGTAAAGGAACCGGCACACTTATTGTCTCGCCGTCCGCGTGGATGGTATGGGAAAAATGCGCCCTGTCGCTGCAGGCGGTCAAGTCGCCGCTCGTGCTTGAGCGTGATGAGTACGCGAAAGAAGGAACGCGGCTACACGCGATCATAGCGGACATTCTCCGCGATCCTGACTACGCCGTTTCTGCGGATTCTGATGATACGGCCCTGATCCGGTTTGCGGTCGAAACAGTCAGACAGGAATTAAACGGCAACGTCAATTACGCTGTGGAAAGCGGTCTGTCTGTCAAAATTAAAAACGTCCAGTTTTCCGGCACGGCGGACGTTATCGCAACTAAGGACGATCTTGTCACCGTTATGGATCATAAAATGGGCTGGCGCGAGGTGGAAGCTGAGGGAAACAATCAGTTGAAGCTATACGCGCACATAGAAGCGGCGCGGAACGAAAAAATTAAACGCTGGAAAGGCGTCATTATTAACGCCCGTTTCAATTCCGTATCATATACCGGCGGCGAAATCGACCCGAACTACCTGTCTAATACGGCGACCGATTTACTCGCCCGGACCGCAAAAAAACAGTTCGCCGCTGGTAATCACTGTGCCTACTGTCAGCGCCTATCAACGTGTGCGAAGATTCGCGCGGCGATTATAAAGTGGACCCGCCCCGGCGCGATTGACAGTATAACGCGGACGCCTGAAAAGCTCGCCGAGGCGCTCCGCCTGGCGAAACCCGCCGAAAAATTGTTTGAAACAATAAAGAAGGAAGCGCAGCTTTTTATGGACCTGGGCGGCGCCCTTCCCGGAGTGACGGTCGAATATACTGCCGGTACGAGGGCGTGGCCGCGTGATATGAACAGACTCGATATAGCTGCGCGGATCGGCGTCGAGATCAAAAACATGATCGAAGAAACGTTCAAATCCCCAGCGCAGGCGGAAAAGGTCGGCGCGGATAAAGACGCGATAAATTCTATCGTTGTCCGTCCGCCGCGCAAGGGATTTAAATTTATTTAAGGAGAAAGGGCGGCGGCGATCACGTTCAAAACCGCCCACATGCCGGAAACGGCAAATTATAAAATTTATAGGATGGTTCAGAAAATGGCAAAAGCAGCAAAAGGAACAAAAAGCACAGCGGCCCCGGCGGTCG